TATACCGTCTCCTGGTGCAGTTCTTAATATATTACAAGTATCAAATACTATTGTAGATCCAGGTATATGGCAACCAACTGATAAACTTCAATTAAACGAAGTAGATGCAGCAAAAGACACGGTTCAAAATCTATACGATAAATTGGATTGGAGTAAAATACCATTGGATAAAAATAGTCCAGAAGTTCAAGAAATTATAAATCCTGATATAAACAAAATAAATCAAAAAATAAGACAAGAGGGTGCAACAAATGATTTAGGAAGGGCTGGTGCAACTCAATTAAATAATGTTGTAGCAGAAATAATTGATAACGCTTTATATGAACAAGGAATAATTAAATTATCTGATACTGATGGTAACTTAAAAAGTGGTTATAGAAATTTAGATGAACTTTTAAAAATTGCTGGAAGTTGGGCACCAAAGTTAGGAAAAAATCCAAGAGTAAAATATGAAAATTTAAAATCAGGTTATATTAAAGGTGTACATGGTTTATGTCCACAAGGTACTCAAGCAGTTGTTGTTGCTTTAACTGGTATTTCTGGTTTGGGAAGAATTAGTGGAAACGCCGATTGGTTTTCTTTTAAGAATCCAAGTACTGGGGGAGGTAGAAGTTCTTTTGCAAATACTATTGGTGGGAAAATATACTACAATGATAAAGTTAAAATATCTTTAGATTATTTTAATAATCCATCTCAATGGCAAGTCGGTGATGTTGTAGTTATGGGTTATACCGGTGGGAAACCTTATGGACACATACAAGTTTGGACTGGATGGGCGTGGGTAAGTGATTTTACTCAAAGACAAATACAAAAAAATAATGTAGATTTTCCATCTGTTGCATTATGGAGATTAAATCAAAATGGTAAAGAGGCAGTTCAATCTCAAAAAACAAAAGCGTAGAACAAATGGCTAAACCAACTGATAATAGTGAAATTTTTTTAGACCAATTAATTGGTTCTATACAAACACACTTACCTACAATTAAAGGTATATATGTCACTACATCTATGTATCCACCATTAATACCTGGACCAGGTATTGTATTTTGGAATGGTTATAGTATTCCGCCTACAAAACCAGGATCTCCATCAATAGAATCACCAACCACACAAGAAGTTAGTCAAGAAAGTTTTGAAGAATCAACGACTTTATCAACAGAGGAAGCAGCTGCAGCAGATTTTGCAACCGAAGCAGGATATGGAGGAACGGAAGCTTTAGCTATAGGCCTAACGGTAGGTAAACAAATTAGAGAAGGAAAATTATCTGTTTCAAATCTATCATCCGAAATCCCACAAAAAAAGAGAAGCTCTTCAGATACGAACCAACCAGAACCAGTATCGTCTGAACCTATAAGTGGGTGTGGTGATATAAAAAATTTACCAATTCCAAACGCTTTATTAGTAGAGGCTATGAAAAAATTTGGTATCATAACTCCAATACAAAGGGCACATTTTCTTGCTCAATGTGCACACGAAAGTGGTGGTTTTAAATGGGTAAGAGAATTTGCAAGTGGAGCCGCGTATGAGGGTCGAAAAGATTTAGGTAATACTGAACCTGGAGATGGTGTAAAGTTTAAGGGTAGAGGATATATACAATTAACTGGAAGAGCTAATTATACAAAATTTAAAGGTAGTATAAAAGATGATATTATAACTAATCCAATTTTGGTAGAGCAAACTTATGTTGCACAAAGTGCAACGTGGTTTTGGAAAACAAGAGATTTTAATTCAATAGCAGTAAATGATTCAGTTGAAACACTACAAAAGGTAACAAAAAGAGTAAATGGGGGTTATAATGGATATGAGGATAGAAGAAAATATTTTTGTGGATATTGGAAAAAACTACAAGAAAATCCAAATCTTTATACATAACCCCTAATTTAAAGGGGTTTTTTATTATAATACAAAATCCACCAATTCTATATTTATATTGGAATAAAGTATAATTTTATTATGGATACAAAAAAATTAGCAAAATTAATTAAATTAGTTGTTGAACAGGAGGTTAAAAAACAATTACCCCAACTAATTAAAGAAGAAATTGCAAAATCACAAAAAATTTCTTTAAAAGAATCTAAATCGGTTGAAATAGAAGATGACCCATTTGCACTTGCTGATAAGGTATTGCAAAGAGAAAGACAAAAATCAAACAAAGAGTTTAATCTTCCTCTAAATGAGAGTCAATCATATACTCAACCAAAAAAACAATTTACAAAAAATCCGGTGATAAATCAAATTTTAAATGAAACTAGACCATTTTCATCGGCTGAAAGAAATCCCGAAACAAAATCAGTTTTAGATAAATTTGTACAACAACCAATTAATGAAGGATATACAAATACTCACATACCAAATTATTTGGATGCTGAACCTAATATCGATGAAACGTTTTCAACAACATCAGTTTCTGCACAATTAGGTTTAGAATCAATGAGATCTCAAATGGCCTCAAAAATGGGATATGGGGATATGAATTCAACTGGTGTAATAAAAACTGGATTGGGTGTAAAAACAGGATTAGCTGGATTAGATAGAATATTAAATAGAGATAATTCCGAATTAGTAAAAAGATTTAAAAAATAATGAAGATACCTTTTGAAATTATATTAGTATTTGTAATTGGTTGTTCTTTTTTAGGATACGAATTAGTAAAGCATTTTAATAATTTAAGAAAAGGAAAGTGTGGTTGCAACAAATGTGGAGGTAAATAAAGATGGCGTATGTATTAGATAGAAAAGTTGTAAAAGATACCAAAGAATTTAACGATTACGCCTATGGTATAACTTTACCAATTCAAAGAGGTAATACTGGATATTTTAATCAGGCATTTTCTTCATTTGAACAGGCAAAATCTAATCTAAAAAATCTTTTACTTACAAAAAAAGGTGAAAGAATAATGCAACCAAATTTTGGTACTGGGTTACATGAATTACTTTTTGAACAATTGGATGATACATTTGAAACGAAATTAGAAGATACAATAACTAAAAATGTAAATTTTTGGTTACCATATATTAGCATTAAACAAATAGACGTTGAAATGACAGACGAAATGAAAGATAGAAATACGGCGAATATGAAAATAGAATTTACCGTTGGAAATCAAATAGAATTACAAGAAATAACATTTACAGTACAGGGGTAATTAAATGGCATTAAATAGTATAACAAAAAAAAGTAATCAAGGTAGGGATATTAAATATCTTAATAAAGATTTTGCATCTTTTAGACAAAACCTTATTGAGTATGCAAAAACATATTTTTCAAAAACATATTCCGATTTTAACGAATCTTCTCCTGGTATGATGTTTATAGAAATGGCATCATATATAGGTGATGTTCTTTCATATTATGTAGATGATTCATTAAAAGAATCATTGATGTTATATGCAGAAGATAAAGAAAATGTAATTGCTCTTGCAAGTTATTTAGGATATAAGCCTAAAGTAACTTCTCCTGCAGTTACTACCTTATCAGTATATCAATTAATTCCATCCAAAATTAATTCGACAGGTGCAAGTGGAGATGGAAGATTTGAGCCAGATCCATCATACTATCTTCGTATTAAAGAAGGTATGTTAGTTTCTGGCGTAGAAGGTGTAAAATTTAGAACAACTGAACTTTTGGATTTTAATGTTGATGAAAACAGAGAAATATCAGTTTATACGAGAGATACTAATGGTCCAGCCTTATATTTAGTTAAAAAATATGTGAATGCTATTTCAGCGGAAGTAAAATCTCAAACAATACAATTTTCATCACCAACATCATTTTCTAAAATAAATTTAGCAGATACAAATGTAATAGATGTTTATGATATAAGAGATAGTAATGGTAATAAATGGTACGAAGTTCCTTATTTAGCACAGGAAATGGTTTTTATTGATTATCCTAATTCTACACAAACTGATTATGATTTATCTCAATTCAAAGATTCTGTACCTAATATTTTAAAATTAATTAAAACATCTCGTAGATTTGTAAAACAAATTAATTCAGATAATACCACATCTATTGTATTTGGTGGTGGAACCGCAACATCAGATGAAACTCTTATACCAAATTTTAAAAATGTTGGTTTAGGATTAAATTCTTCAATTAGTAGATTGGGTTCATCTTTTGACCCTGCGAACTTTTTGAAAACACAAACATATGGTCAAGCTCCATCTAATACATCAATGACTGTTTCTTATTTAGTTGGTGGAGGTGTTCAATCAAATGTTCCTGCATCAGATTTAACAAAAATAGATAAAATTGAATTCGAAGAAGATATAATAACATTTACAGCTGAAGAATTAAGATTGTATAATTCAATGAAGGCTTCAGTTGCAGTAGAAAATGAAGTACCTGCTACTGGAGGTAGGGGTGCTGAAACAATAGAAGAAATAAGAGAGAATTCACTAGCTAATTTTGGTTCTCAAAACAGAGCAGTGACAAGAAAGGATTATCAAGTTAGAGCACTTTCTCTTCCACCAAAATATGGTGGAATAGCAAAAGCATATTGTGCACCTGATGGGGAATTGGATAATAATTCACCGGCATCTTTATTAGCAAATCCTGATTCATTAGATGAATTTACAGGATTAGTTACCAATTTAAAAAATAAAAATTTGACAGAACAACAAATAAAAGAAGAAATTCAAAAATTTTTGATTGGTAAAAAGAATAATTTAGCTGAAAAAAATAA